GATATTCAATATTCTTTTGGATCCGGCGATCGCGTTAAGTGCATGTGTTGTGACGAATCAGGATGGCTACAACTGGCTTGACACTTTAAAGGATAAGGATGGAAAGTATATTATGCAACCAGATCCGACAAAGCCCATGAGTGCACTTCTATTCGGCAAATATCCAGTGAAAAAAGTAGGTAATAAGACGATGCCAAGTGTTGCGGTATCGGGTGGCTATAAGGTGCCGATTGTGTGCGGTGATCTAAAAGAGGCGATCACGATTTTTGACCGAGAAACGCTGACAATCGACATTTCCAGTACCGCAGGAAAGCTATGGGAAACCGATCAGACCGGCATCAAGGTAAGGGAGCGTTTAGACATTCAGAGCGTGGACGAGGAGGCGATCGTCATGGCAGAGCATTTTATAGCATCGGACGGCGGCGCAGCCGCAGCAAGCATAGAGCCGGAAGAAAAAAAGACCTATACGCAGGCAGAAATTGAAAAACTGTCACGCGAAAAGATCATTGCATTGGGAACCCAATTAGGGTACACCATGACGACAACGGTAGCAGATGAAAAAGCGGCGGTTGTAGCTGATTTCATGGCGCAGCAGGCGGCAGCGCAGGGCGAGTAAGCAGCGACACGAGGAAAGAAACAAAGATAACGGCGGCGGGGTTTTCTGCCGCCAATGAAGGCGGGTGTGCAGAATGGCAATAATAACGCTGAAAGAAGTAAAAGAGTACGCAAGGATCGACATTGACGAGGACGATCAGTTATTGGAAACGCTGATCGTTTCGGCAGAGGAATATTTGAGAAATGCAACCGGCAAGGAATACCCCGAAACAGACGAAAACGGCAGAATGATAAACTATGCGCTTGAAAAAATCTATCTGCAATTACTTATAGCCTATTGGTATGAAAAGAGGACACCTGCGGGGGGAGTAGGGGAAGATTTTAGTTTTATGACAAAATCGTTGATGCTGCAATTACAAAATAAGTAGGTGCATTATGGATATAGGACGAACAAACAAGCGGATCACGTTCTGCAGGTATGAGGAAAAAGAAAACGCATTATCACAGACTGAGCAGACATTAACAGAGGTAAAAACGGTATGGGCGAGCGTGGAACCGACAAGGGGCAGGGAGTACCAAGAGGCGCAGCGGATAAGACCGGAATTGACATATAAAATAACAACGCGATACCACAAAGAAGTTACGCCGGATATGTTTATTAAATTCAAAGGACGCTATTTCAATATCGTTTCCATTATCAACGTGAAAGAAAAAAATGAGATGTTAGAAATTATTTGTACTGAAAATTTGCAAAAAATAACTTTCAATGCGAATAAAAGGGAGGTATAATATAGAAAAACATTTAGGAGGATCACGCTATGAATGATTTCATTATTACCTTGCTTTTTGGGTGGTTGGGCGTACATAAGTTTATGCAGAAAAAGTACGGTTTAGGCATCTTGTATTTTTTCACATTGGGCTTGTGCGGCATCGGTTGGGCGGTTGATACAATCGCGGCATTTATGAGAATGACAACCGGAAAACAACCGGCACCGGCAACGCAAAACCCGAACACATTTTCGGGGGTACGAGCCTCCGGCAAACAGCTTATTAAAAGTTTTGATACGGTGATCGTTGGAACTTTTGCAAAAAGCAGCAAATACCCCGATGAAAAAAGAGAAGATCAGATTTTCAGAATAAAGAAAAACGCCAAACTTGATCTTGAATTTTGGAGATACAAAGGCGATCCGGCTTATTATGTATGTGATTGCGGAACCGATGTAGGGTGTATACGCGCAGGGCTTGCGAAAATAATATATGATGAATATAACGATTGCGAATTTGTTGTTACGGCACTTGAAAGAGTAATGGACGATAGAAACGAGTGCATGACATACAAAATCAGAATAGATATTTACAGATAGATAAAGGCGGCGTTTGCCGCCTGTTTTTATGGAAGGGGTGGTTATACGGTTGATTTTGAATTTAACATGGAAGAATTATCAGACCTAGAAAAAGATTTAACAAAGGCAATTCGGAAATGCCCGATACAAGCGCAAGAAACATTAAAACAATTAGCAAAGGAATTTAAAAATTCTGCTAAAAAGAAAGCTAATTCTGAATTAAAACAACACAATAGAGAGGGAGAACAAAAGAAAAAAGCAATCAGAAGGAAATGGGGAACAAAGATAGTTGATGAAGATGTGGGAATGACAGCGTTAGTATGGAATAGCGCAAGGCATTTTCATTTAGTAGAAAATGGGCATCAGCTTGTGCGCGGCGGTCGGGTTATCGGCTTTGTGCCGGGAAAGCACATAATGGAAAAAACGCGGAATGATTATAAAGACATTGTACCGGAACGCTTTGAAAAAATGGTAGACGATATTTTAAAGGAGAGTGATCTAAATTAAATTTGTAGAGATTAAAAAGGCAATCAATGGATTGCTAAAACGGAGATACCCGCCGCCGAAATATAAAATCTATGGGAAAGAGATTAGGGAGGGATATGATGCGCCCTGCTTTTTCACAGAGATTTTAGACAGAGGCAGCAGGGCAGAAACAAGGAATTTCGCTAAGGGCGGCTTTACGGTCAAGATAACATATTTTCAGACGGCAAAAAACGAATTGGATCAGCTTGAAAAGGTGGACGAAATAAAAGACCTTTTCGGGCTGTTTTTTTGTGTCGGGGATCGCAAGTTGACAGTGGGCGAGTTTTCACATGACTACATTGGGGAGTATCAGGACATTTTGCAGATCAGCATTGAAATTGACTACAAGGAAAACACGCAAAAGGAAGATACGGCACCGGTAGCAAGGGAAATAGGCGTAGAGGTTACGCAAGGATAGGAGGAAACAATGCATATGTATGTTACGGAAAAAAATATAAAGGTGGCAGACGAGATTGTAAAAATATTAATTAACGAAAAATGCACCGTAGCCGAGGCACAAAGCATAATGGCATATGTGTCAAGAGATATAGAAGAATCCAGCACGGTGCAGATTCAAAAAAGTTATCGTGAAAGATTTATTGATGCCTCAGAGCGGAAAGAATAGCATTTAAAGTTTTCTCACGGCGTTCGCTATCAGGTAATTCACTTAATGATGCTGCAATAAGACAGTGGCGCAAAAATCCATCATCGTATGATTTACTTGAAATAGTATGAAACATGCAATCACTTATGCAAGAACCATTAATAAACGGGCAAAAAGTTTTCTTATCCATATGATTATTTTTCCTTTCTATGTATTCCGGTTATGCAGAACCGGTAAACACATTATAAGGCCGTGAACAGCAAAAAACAACAATAAAGGAGGAAACCGAAAACATGGCAAGGGATGATTATTTTGTAATCGCATATCGGATATTAGCGTACTTGTACGCCTGCTTGAAAGAGGGAAAGCCTGCCGATATTTCGCGCTTAAATGAAGATTCGGAGGATCTCAATATTGCTTATGGGTATTGGGAATATATATTCCGGCATCTGCACAAAAGCGGTTATGTTGAGGGCGTTTCATTATTACCGGTCACAGGGCAGCAAATGCCTGCGGTAAGGATTGAGCGGTGCATAATGATAACGCCAAAAGGGATTGAATATTTGCAGGAAAATTCCGCAATGGCAAAGGCGAAAAAGTTTTTAAAGGAATTAAAAAGTACAACGCCAGGACTATAAATCAACGAAAGCGAGGGAAAACGAATGGGAGCGCCAAGTATTGATATTAGTTTTATAGAAAAGGGGATCACGGCAATTACAAGAGGCGAGCGGGGCATCGTCATGCTGTGGGTAAAGGATACGATACCTGCGCCTGCGGTTAATCCGACCGTCGTTGTGACAGAAAGCGACATACCGGAGGGGCTTTCCGACGTGACGGTGGAGCAAGTGAAACTGGCAATGATCGGTTATACAAATGCGCCTAAGAAGGTGCTTATCTACTGTATGGGGATTGCAGAGGATGCGGAAGCGGCGGCCATTGAAGCCGGGTATAAAAAGGCTATGGAGGCGTCGGAGACAATCCGGTTTGATTACCTTGTGATCCCGACTGTGGAGACGGACGGCAAGGGACAGGATATTGCAACATGGATCAAATCCATGAGGGGAAATAAGAGAAAGAAGATCAAAGCAGTTTTGCCGAACGTGGCGGCGGACAATGAAGGCGTGATTAATTTCACGACGGAAAAAAGTATAAAGACGGAGACGGTAACGGCGGAAGATGGGACAAAAACGACGGTGGACATCGTTTATACCGCAGAGCAGTACTGCGCTAGAATCGCCGGCCTGATCGCGGGCACGCCTATGACGATTGCCTGCACCTATGCGCCGCTACCGGAACTATCGGACTGTACGAGGCTGACTGATAACGACACACCGGTAGATAAGGGCGAGCTAATTATTTTCTACGACGGCGAGAAGGTCAAAGTGGTGCGCGGCGTCAACAGCTTCATTACAACGATCGACGGCAAGGGCGAGAGCTTTAAAAAGATCAAGATCGTCGAGGCGATGGACATGATAAATGACGATATTGTCAAGACGGCGCAGGATAGTTATTTAGGCAAGTATGCAAATACCTATTCCAACAAGTGTCTGCTGATAACTGCAATCAGCGGTTACTTTGCACAGTTAAAGCGCGATGATATTGTAAGCAGCTAT